TTACCGATTGACGTTAACGCACCTATTACCGTGATTTCTCCCTTTTCCATACCTCCATTCATCATATCATTCAGATGACTCCACGCAGCAGGGAAAGGAATCTTTACATTGTTATCTTCACTTTCAAAGTCTTCCCACATTTGTTCAAGGTGCAACACGTCAACACGACTGAACGGTACTGCTTTCCAGAATACTTGCTTGAGTTCTGACACCCTACCTGCTTTCAGTAGGTCAGAAGCATCTTTTACACCTTGCGGAAACTTAGCAATAAACGCTTTACCTGGTGAAAGCAACCTAGCTGCTTGCTCAACATAACGCTGTGCTGATTCATCATTATCAAAAGCAAGTACAACCTTATCGAAACTATTAACGTATTCAAAATTAGCTTTTAACTGCTTGATGATACTACCATCACCGCAAGTAACAGAAACACAAGGTGTCCAGTATTCATTACCGTTGTTATTGGTGCGAAGAACTTCAGCGAACGACATAGCATCTTCTTCACCTGTAGTAATAACTAGATATTTCTGACCCGGTTCAAATACAGATTGACCGAATAACTCATTGATTGCTTTTACATTACCAATACACGTGAAAGTCTTAGGGATTAGTCGTTTCTTATATCCTACGATTTTACCAGAACGAGTGGAAGGATAATACCTAGAAATTACTTTGTTGTCTCCTTCAACTTCAGTATGAACCCCGTACTTCGCCGATGTAATCTTAGTAATACCACGATCTTTCCAACCACGGAAAGGAATTTTTTGAATATCTGAGAAATCAACTTCTTTGTTACTATCTTTACTAATAGTATCTTGTATTTTCACCCCATGTTCCTCAAGTTGATCTTGATTAAAGTATTTGTTACAACTAAAACAAAACGCATCAATTACTTCTTCATCTTCTTCATTTACCTTTCGATAAACAGCCATAGCATCACTACTAGGACAAGAAATACAAGAGGTGTGATAAAGTAGCTTTCCTTCTTTATTCAATTAACCCTCCTTAAACTCAATATCAATCGCTTTAATATTTTCTCGATTAAACACAGAAACCCCTGACGTATCCTCCGCAATTACCCAATTACCTTTGATAATTACTTTATCAGCATCTCCTGAATTAGTTTTGCCGTCAAGAAATGTAACAGTAGAACTAAGATTACCTTCTACTACATAATCATCCTTGGTAAATTCCATAGATTACTCCTGATAAAATTCTTGATCAATATCATCAATATGATACTTCTCTTTCTTAATATCACCTTCGTGATATTTTTCATAATAAGGCTTACCCAAAGATACCCATAGATTTTCAAACGTATATTCAATCTCTTGTACATCCGTTATGTCATCAACTAGAAGGGTGACGTTCATTGCATCATACATTGCGCTTCCGAACTGTACTTCTGGTTGAAATGTGATCTCCTTGTCAAAGGTTTCGCCGCTTCTGGCGAAGCCGCTCTCAATACCTTCACGATACCAAGGTTCATCTTTCCAGATATAAACGTAGATATTAATGAAGTATTTTACGCCTTCTTCATCTGTAACCTTCTTCTGCAGTAAATAATCGCAGTTTTTCAAGCAATCCTGATTGTAACGCTTGTATCCTGCTTCAATGAATTTCTTTTCAGATAGTTTCATCTTATTTCCTTAGACTGGAAATTTGAACAAGTACAGAAATAGCTTGCATAAACATATCTTGAGTACGTCTATCGAGTTCTTCCCAAGGTACGTTACCTCCACGCAGCTTTTGAATAGCTAGATAGAATTCTTCTACTTTACTCATAATGATTTCCCGGCTTATAACAAATATGATTATCCCAAGCATTCAGTAGTTTTCGTAGATAATCCAACTGAGCATAATCAAGGTAAATCTCATCTAGCATATCTACAAGTACTACCTTTACTCCGCTACCATCGTCCTTGAGTTTAGCAAGAGTAGAACCCTTCAACCAATCCTGATAACCAGCATCAGATTTAACCTTGATAGTACGTTTGGTTTTATTTACGATAATCTTCTGAGTGCATTGCCCATCGGATTCGTAGAACTTAATCTTATTACTATTACTCATAGCCATTCTCCTGATTCCGCTTAATTTCCCGTAGTTTACCCTTATCTTGCTTACGTTTCTCTTGATACTTCTCTTCCTTTTTCATCTTACGAATAACTGGCTTGTCTTCCTCTTCAAAGTATTCCATTTCGTCAAGGAACTCTTCAAGGTCAAAATAGTCTTGATCATACTTAGCTAGGTTCATACTTCTAGTTCTTCCTCTTGGTTAAGTTCAGGTGTTTCATTATTCAGTTTTAGTACGATAGCACTTGCTTCATCGAATGTCAACTGCTGGTTAATCTTTGTTTCATTTGCGTAAACATCAAATAATTGTTTACTAGCAGGGCTACGAACCATAAAATAAAAGATTTTATTCATTAGTTTTACCTTTTAGTTTCTCATTAATAATCAAATCAAGTGTTTCTTCAGGAAGATTTAGTAAATTTTTACACAAGTGATCAGGCGCTAGACTAATACTCTTCCTCGGTTTTGTCAAGGTTTCCTTACCATCAAACAAAGGATTCTTGAAGGTATAAGGCTGTCGTACCTTTGGTGCAAAGTAACCTACACCTTTGAAATGCACAGCACGACCACTAGCGATAATCTCAGCGATAGCTACTGCTGTAAAGTACAGTACATCTTCAATTTCATACTTATGATACCCTGAGTATTCCTTGATTAAATCCATAAGGTCATTATGGCTTAATCGTTCAGAGTATTGCCTATGTTTAACACTACGTATACCCCGAAGGATGTTTTGTTGTGGTCCTTCCTTGACCCAATCTTTTCTCTTAGTCATTGTTCAGAATCTCAGACCTAACTTGTTTCCAAGCTTTATGTAGAGCCTTACTTACCATATCAGCTAAATCTTCACGATTATTCACTTATATTCCTCCTGATGCTGACGTAGAAGATTCATTATAGCATAACCTACTTCTTGTGGAAACCTTTCATCGCGAAGGCCATCAAGATCATCATTAAGTAGATTATTCATATATTCTTCACATTCTTTATATCCCCAAGAAAACTCAATATTACTTGAGATTTTTGAAGAGAAGTTACGAATAGTCTCAAGGTTAGATTCCTTGTTGAACTCTTTAAGTTCTTTTTCAGTAATATATGACATGGTTACTCCTTAATTAACGTTGACTTAGATAGAACCTATGCTTACCTTCTACTGTATAGACTTTCTTCTTCCTTGTCCAGCGATTACTCACCTTTGTTGTCGTGTAGTGCAGGACGTTATCTGGAAGAAGACTTTCAAAGTTACCTTGAACTACATCATAGGCTAACTCCGTGATGAAGTCAAACTTTTTCTTCTCAGCTACTTCAGGTACAGCTTTAAGAGTCAATCCTTGTTCTAACCTTTCATGAACAAATGAAAATTGCTTAGGTTGTAGCATTACTTCGCAATAAGTATTAGGATACCTTGAAGAATTCTTACGATTCTCTACTACAGATAGAACGTACTTGATACCTAACTCGGACTCAGAACGACTTTCGTGCCATAGCAGACTAACCAAGCATTGATATTCCCTGCTAACATCTTTGTTGATCTTACCTGAATAAGTTCGTTGCTGCTTGCTGTTCTCAATATTGTAATGCTCTTCAGTGTATTGCACAGGATACAATAATAAAGATACTATCAAAACAATAATAAAAGGTTTCATTTATAATTTAAACAACAATATTACTAATCATGAATTGTAATTCCAATAACAGAACTACTTTTAAAACAAGCAACAACTTCGTTCTCTGTATTAAATAGTACATCATGTTGCTCGCCATTATAAAATCTACAACCAACTCTAGAAGCATCTTCATGATACTCTTTAGTTTTCTTTCCGAAAAGCCAATAAGTAACAGTTATACCTTTTCTTTTTCTTTTTGCCATACACACTCACCTCCAATATTTAATAATTACTTCTACGCATCTTACTAATATTATATTTCTTTGGCATCCTTTCTTGAATACGTTGTCGGTTAATCTTGATCGCTTCTGGTGTAGGAATATAGTCCTTTATCAACCTGCTGTCAATACCTGCAAGTAAATCTTCACGTGGAATAGGGTTAGGTTTATACCCTCGAATTGGTTTGTTAAAGTAAGATCATTGTAGCACCTAAACTTGTACTTGTCAGTAGATACCAAAAGAATAAAACCTTCAAGGATTTCTCCGAGAAGGTTTCTTTGGTTACTAACTTACTTTACGAATTGTTCTACAGGAAATGCTTTACTGATTTGTTCCGCAATCAACCGAGCCAATTCTACATGCTCTAGTTGTGTCACACCTTCTTCTGTCCGTACTTCAATATAATGAATCCAAGAACGAATAGTTCCGTTAACATATAGACGAGACATCGTAAGACCTTCTGGAAGTATTACACGAGCGCATTCCTTAGCAATGCCTTTGTCAAGAGCTTCAGAGTATGCTTTAGATACTAAACTAAGAATCTCTCTTTGTTTATCTTCCCACCAGTTATTTAGTTGGATTTGATCGTTTGATAGTTTCACACTGTTTTGCCGATTCTTGTTATCCTGCAACCGTGCTTCACGAAGTACAAAACTATTATCTAGTTGTGTAACATCTGCATATCGTTGGCTAAACTCTTGAAATGAAAAGCTGCGGTGGCGTAGAAGTTGTCGTGCAATGTCTCGTGGTGCTTCTACCTCTACTACACAATTAGCCATCTCAAAAGGTGAGAAATGCTTGTACTTTAGCAGATAAGCAATCAGTTTATCTGTTGTTGCGGTATTCATTTGGTTACTAGGATTAGATACACGAGCACAATACGTAATCAAATCCTTAAGATTGTTCAGATCATCAACTACTGGTTTTGATACTGAAATTAGTTTAGCTTTCAATTATTTCTCCTTTCAAACAAGATTAAACTTACTATTAACATCAACCTTAAACCTATGATCCAACCTTCGCCCCATAGAATCATAAGGATATTCGTTAGTTGTACCTACTTCATTTAGAAGGTAGTACGGCATTCTACAGCAAGATTTAACCTCTTGCAATACAAGATATTCATTACCAAGAGAATCCTGATAGATTTTGTTAATTGAATCAGAGGTTAGTTTCATATTTTCTGTACCATAACGCCGTTAGTAAGCAGATATTCAACTCCTTGATTGCACCTATAGTCATACCTGTAATAAACACTCTTAATACCTGCATCTTTAATTCGTAGAGCGCAGAATTTACAAGGTTGGTGTGTTACTAGCATAATGCAATCTTTGGTAGTTTCGTTACTGTGAAGCATACGATCAAGACAAGCCTGTTCAGCGTGCCTTACATACCAAGCCGTATTTCCA